TAATTGCATATTGGTTCAAATTGACAGTATCTACATTCCCATTGCTCTACTGGAACATTTAAAGAACCTCTAGATAAATCATCTTCTTCTTTTACCATGTTTAAAGTATCATTTAATGAAGACCAATACTCTGCAGCATTATCCATCCATACATTATTTACATTAACAGGTTTCATCATACTATCATCTTTTTTATAATAGACTAGATATAATGATATATTATTATACTCTATTTCTTCTTGCTCAAGTATACCTAATGCATAAGTTCCTAGTTGCAACTCATACATTCTACTAGGCTTTGGTTCTTTGTTTCGACCAAACATCATCTTCCATTTCCAAGAGTGTGTAGTTTTAATATCTAATACAGTTGCTGTTTTCTCACTATCTAGTACTACAATATCAGCACTACCCATAACATTTAGTGATTCAATAACAATTTGATATTCTGTTTTAAAGTTTATATTATACTCTTCAAATAATATCTCTTCATTTTTACTAGGCATATTATTACTTTGATATAAATCTATTGCTTTCTGAATATCTTCATGAACTATAGTACCGAGTCTTAATAATCTTTTACTCTTGTCATCCATTCCTTTGCCTTCATATCCATTAATTGAATACCAATGCTTTTTAAAACAATGACCAGCAGCAGATGCTCTGTAATATTTATTAGGATTCTTCTTTTTATATATTTCTTTGTTTTTTAATTCTATTTCGGTGAGATAATCGTTATATATCTCTTTAAGGTTTAAGTCCAACAATATGTTCCTTTCGAGTTATTGAATTTAATAATTTGTCGCCAGAATTCAAAGTTAATTAGTGAATACCTCCATAAATATCATTATAAGACTGAGGAATACGTTCATCAAATTTTATTCTACAAGTGTCTAACACTAATATTAATCTTTCGTTTTCTACATACGCATCAATAACTTTATCTGGATACTTAGCTTTTATTTCTTTCATTGATACATTACCTAATCTATATCTTTCAGGTTCTTTTCTTTTTTCATTATTTATCATCTATCTTAAACTCCTTTTTTATCCATGCTTTATAAAACTTATCATAATCTGTTGCTATTTGCACCCATTCTTCTTTAGTAAGACTTGACAATGCTCTAGCGTTCGGGTCAATCATATTATATCTTCCCTCTTGTCTTATCTTTTCAAATTCTAAAAACTTATCTTCTGTTATATTTATTGACATTATCTACTCCTTTCCATTCTTCTTGAATACTCTTTATAATATCTTTCTTCCCATTCATCGCAAGACTTAATAGTCTTATTCCACTTATAAAATAGAAAGAATGCCCACATACCAAATACAGATGCTAGTCCAACCATTGATATAAGAAATGTTATTGGAACTGTTATACTATTATCCATTATCTCTCTCCTATTATTTTATCATACTTTATTAATAAATTAATTTCTTTTGTTTGCTTGTTTAAATATTTGTGTAGTGTTAAAATTTCTTTTAATTCTCTATGACTAATATTTCCAAGTTCATATTTGTTTGCTAACTTCTCTAATCTTTGTACTACATTGTTATCAATATTCATTTATTTATCCTCTTCAAATAAGTTCATTAATTCTTTTAATAGTTCAAGTTTACCTTGTCTTTTCCAGCTATATATACATCTCATATCAACTTCTTCATGTTTCTTCCATGTATCTTCATCAGGAAAATTATGTACATACTCATCAGATATAGTTACATATATTTTCATTAGTTTTAATAAATTATCTTTAGTCATTGTTATCTCCATATCATTTTAGTTGCTTCTTTAATCATTTCCCAAGTTGTAACATTCCAGTCTGACTCAGGCCACTTTCTTGCCATAATTTTCTGAATCTTAATATTCTTTATCCATTCTTTAATAATATTCATTTGTTTAATCTTTCTTTTAATTATTAGAGTTGTCGAAGCGCTTCATATGATTATCTTCGAGTTGATTAGTAATGGTTAGTTACATCTAGCTTATTCCTATCGTTAACCACTCGCATTAAACAGAATATTGCAACTCTAAATTTTTAGCACTCAAGTTCGTCCTTTAATTACACTATGTTTTAGATAGTAACTTGATGGAGTATCTGTCCTGTTAAGGAGCATAACGCATCCAAGAAAATGAACGTCAATCCCTATTGTCATGGACTATCTTCACTTCAAAACATAGTAATCTATTCAGCGATTAACTGAACTAGTTTTGTGTGTTTGAATAGGTTAATGATTGATATTAGTCTGAGTGCTAATGTTTAAATCTTGTCATGTTTATTCAATAAATGTATTACTGTAATTATATTGATACATATGCTCTAACCTATCATAAGCTACAGTATATTTATCTGTATATTGCGTACTCATGACTTAGGTTTATATATTTGAGATTGAAGATTATTATTGTGACTGTATTGATTATACATCATCATATTATTTATTCCTTTAGTTTGTTATGTTTATTGACCATGTTATTTGATTATTGTATCATACATATAGTTATTAGGGCTAAGAGTATGTTCATGTACTTATAGTAACAATCAGGCATACAAATAACCCTTATTAACTACATATAATACCTCTCGTTATACTCATAAAGGCATAACAACAAGCAAAGAAGAAATAAGCTAAAAGCTTATTCCTCCTGCACCTTTCAATGCATACCGAAGTTGATAGGCAATGTTACTTACTCTCTTAGACTCTTGTCTATCTGATGTCATACTGGACTTAACCTGTAAGTTAAACGCCTGTTCTTTAACCATCTTCTTCTTATGAGCAAGTGGAGCTGTCTCTAATTCCTTATACCAAGTCTCAGCCTTCTCTACTTCATCACGCTCACTCTCCCTTGAGTTCCAGTCAATGAGATTCATATCATGTTCATGCTGCGTAATAATGCCAGCAGCCAATGCCTTCTGTAGTTGTTCAGGTGTCAATACACACCTCCTTTAGTTAGTTAAGTAATAATACATAAAATCATAACATAAAATATAAAAATCAAAAATAACGTAAATACTATTTACAACAATCTACCGATAGGTAGTACTAAGATAAATAACACCCCATAACATTTTGTAAAATATTTCTTGACAACACATGGTCATTTACTGTAGCTTATTGCCCCTAGACTATTATAATTATATACTACTGTTAAATAATAGAGCGCTTATATATATAGTAAAGGAAGAAAAAAATGACAGAAAAAATAAACTGGATAGATGCTATACCACCAGATGCTCGTGAAGAGATTATACATGATTTATCCAAAGATGACACGTCAGAACTAGTTCCTTTACAGATAAATACTAGTGTATACTGGATTCCCCTTGAAGTAAATATGTTAATAAAAGCCTTAGAAAAAGGTGAAATTGATGAATTAGATGAAGAGAGGTTTTTAAGTTAATGGAGTATCAATCAATAAAAGGCAAGCGTCACTATGTTTATGATGATATGGAAGAGTTTAAGGAAGTCCACCCAAATATAGAAGTAGGTGATTGGCGTAATGCTAATGAAGGTGATTGGGTATTTAGTGATGACGATAGGATTATACAGTTATTAAAGGTAAGTGGTATAAAGCATCCTAACGACAGAAAAAATTATAAGTTATCTAAAGGGTATGTTCGTACTATTGTAGGTACATTCTTAAATAATAAAAAAACAAAAATGGATACTGACTTTAGTAACCATCCCAATAGATATACATTTAGTACTAAAATAAAGAACACAAGTACTAGAGTAAAAGAACGTAAGAATTTAACAAAAAATGAACGTATATTCTCTGTGAACGTAGCAGGTGGCATGGGAGCGGTTAAGTCTTATATGGATGCATACGAAGAAATAAATCCAGAGAAGGCTAGGAACAAAGCAATTGTGTTATTAAAACAGGAAAGAATTATGCAGGAAGTTGAAAGAAGTGTATTAGAAGTATCAAAAACATTAGGTCTAGACCATGAGTTTGTATTAAGAAAACTAAAGTTATTAGCAGACCATAGTGAGGATGATAATATTATTTTACAATCAACTAAAGAAATTGGTAAAATTATAGGAACAACTGGAGTTACAGTTAAACATAAAGAAGTAGGAGTATTCGGGGTGTTTCAAGGATTTAGTCCTGAACAACTTGAAAGCATAGAAAGGCAAAAGATAGGTGATGGAAATACAAGTAGACAGATTGACGTTGGGCCAAACGATTGAAGCTTTGAAAAAGACTTCAGAAGGCTTAACTGAATTAGAAATAGAATATCCTGATAATTATATTGTTAGGAAAATAGTAACAATGAAACAACTTGTTGACCATCTTGATGCAAGTGATGTTATATTAGATGAACAAGATTCTTATACAAATTAATATTCCGTACGCATTAAGCACTACGGATTCAACAACTAAATACATGGTGTTTTATAAAAAATGATAGCAACAAAAAGGAAGATGAAAAGAAGCGAGTTAATAAAAAGAGTAGAAGCTTTAGAATTTGTATTATCAAAAGTAATTAATTCTCAAAGAAATTTAGAATCAGTTATAGATTATTATATTGAAATGAATAAAGATGTTAAAAAGTTTGAAAAATTTCTAAATAAAAAAGCGGAAGATGCAGACACCTCCGAACTTAAATCTAAATAATATAACTAAAGCTGAAGAAGTATTTGAATTAGCTAGTAAAGATTTAATATCATTTGGTAAATTATTTTTACCTGATGACTTTATGCGTAGTGAAACGCCTCCTTTCCATTATGAAGTAGCAGATAATATAGATGACCCTGAAGTAAAGCAACTCGCAATAATACTTCCCAGAGGTCATGGTAAAACAGTATTGACCAAAGCGTCTATATTGAAAGACTTTCTATTTTGCCCAAAAGATGATATGCATTTTTATGCTTGGGTATCTGCT